GCTAGGGCTTTAGCCATAGTAATGCCTGGGGTACGAGCTAACTCTATCCAGTTAGTGCCATTATAAATCAAGGTCAGGGTGCAATCCAAGGCTGTCATTGTAAAACTACCTGCCAAACTTAGAGTGCCTGACGCTGGTACAAGCGTGTCAGTAAAGGTGATTATATCCGTTGATGTGGTGGGAAGCAGGACAAGCACAAAGCCCTCTGTCAAACCTGTGCCTGTAATTGTGGTGCAGGTTCCACTAGTGCCAGCACTCAGCGTGACCGTGTTGAAGTTTTGAGTGGGTACTGCCAACGCAAAGGTGCTGACATTGAGGGACAATGCCACCCTAGCAGAGAGCCTCAAATAACCGTTGGCATCATGGATCTTTAGCTGATCCGCTGAGGCGATTACACTTGCAGTTGAAATTGTCATGTTATTATTCCTGATTGTTTAGCACTGGCGTTCCAGAAATTGGCACTCCAATCTTCTCTAGTATAACAGATTTTATGCGCGGCAAATCAAACTGGTCTATAACCACCAGCCTAATTCCTTTGCCTATCAAGGCTGCTGTGCGCAATAAATCCCTTGCTTTCCCAGCAGTTGTACCATGAAATGGACCGTTGTACTCCAAATCCACATTGTAATCAGGCAAAAAGAAATCCATTTTAGCACCACCAAAACTAGACCCACCCTCGGATGCCTGTTGGGGGGTGTTCTTAATCTTTAGCTTGGTAAGCGCATCATATATTATACTCTCAGGCTCGTTCATCCCTTGAAACTGCACCTCTGTAGGAAGCTTAGGGGATCCAATACCAGCCTTGCGAACCCTGATAGGAGCCCTAACAAGCAAAGTATTTAAAGGTAGTGCAAATTTTTTTGCCATTATGCGTTTGCAAATGTAACAACTAAAGTTACAAGCATTGTTTTATTAATTGTTTTGACTACAGAAGTTACAGGTTGGGCATGCACAGCAAGAGTTCCTGCACTAGCTGCATTGAACAAACCAATCTCTCTTATTGTTGTACTAACCGTAGAGCTGGGCTCACTGGTAGTAAAGAATGTTTCAAAGGTAGCAGTTGCACCACTGGTAGTACTAAGGGTAACTGCATTACGATCTAGTTGATTTCCCAAAGCGGTGCTTCCTAGCGTAGGTGTAGTAGCACTATCTCCTATACCAATATAAGTACCACTAGCTAGAAAAGTTGTAGCCAAAGAATTAAGGGAAGTAGTTGGAACAAAGTTTGCCATTAACTAAACCTCTCACTTGTTCTTGCTAGTGCAAGATCATATGTATCAGCAGTATCGTATGTAGATGTATAGGCATCAGGGGCTGGATTAAATTTAGTCGGGGTGTCAAACACATCAAAATCAAAGTAAAAGAAATCTAAAAGTTCTGCGGTAGCAGATGTTGTTATCGTAATATTTTGATACATTTGCGGCCACAATCCAGTGACCGCATCTACCATCACTATTGCCACCATGCGCTCATCTTCGTTTTCCTTCTCTACCTTTACCACGCTAGTCTTGGTTAGGTATACCAAGTAGTGTCGCCCTGTCATATCAATAAAACGAAGAGGGCTTTCTGCATCCTCAATATCTTTAATAAACTGCAACCGCTCCAGCACAGATACTGTTTCCAAAGTGCCATTCCTAATTGTCATCGTAGTACCAAGGCGCAAGTTCATACTGTGAGCATGAGTGGCAAGTGGTCGGTTCAAGAAGTCTACTGTGTACCTAGTAAGCACTGGAGTTTCAGTGGTTGTAGTACCACGAGTAAGTGTAAACTTTAACCTAATTGAATTAGAGTTGATTGTTGCACTGTCTGACAGGGTGGTTTGAGAAGATAAACTAAAGGGTAGATTTGTTCTCCCGTTAGTAATTACTGTGCCCATTGATACAAAGGTGACACCCTTATCTGTACTATAAGACACGGAAATACTGCGCCCGTCAGTGGTACTTAAATTTCGTGCCTCCACATTGCATCCCCTAAATGCTTTCTGCATAAATGGCAAGTCACCAGTGTAATCAGATGTCTCAAACACCCCAGCAGACGGATAGCTAGGGAACGGAATGTCCCGCAGACTAATCATGGACTTGTAAATTGTGCCGTTTGCCTGCAGATTTACATGAGTGCGCACCAAATTGCTACTGTACCCAGAGGCTGTGAGAGTGTGCCCGTATGTTCCCAAATAACGCTGGTGCCAGCCACTCCCAGAATAAGCCATCATTTCAGGGTATCCACCAGACGCGGCCCTGCCGCTGTTAAAGGCGGCATAGAGTACAAAGGGACCTGTAAACATCCAAGTGGGCTTCCCGTGCCCGTACAGTTCCTTTACGGCACTACCCTTCATCTCCGGGGTAATGTCCACCAAGCTACTCACCGTGCCGCTAGTCAGTGCAATCTTGATAATACGACCCATCATGTGGGTGTAAATAAACCCGTCAAACGGAACAATGCACCGGAAGTTAGTGGAGTTTTTCTGCACTGGGTACTGCACAATATCCACCAATGCCGTACCATCGTAGCGCCACAAGCCATCCTCTTTGCCAATCAACAAGTACCCAAACGAGCTAGACATGCCAGTAATAATACTGGATGAGTTGCCCACATTAATTGCGGCAGACCAAGTTGCCCCGTTGTCAGAGCTTGTCTTGATAGTGTTGGATGTTGCCAGCACCAAGTACACTACCTGATCACTCTTTGTCCATGTGGTAAAACAACTTGCGGTTTGTGCTCCAACTGTCAGAACAGCCGGGTCATTAGTGTTGCTTTTGTAATAGTTGTTGCCGTTTACAGCAACAAATAAGAATGTGTTGTGCTCGTGCATCCATACAATGCTTGCGGCTAACGCTCCGGGTGGAGTGGTGTGCCCTGACCATGTAGTTCCGTCTGTGCTTCGGCGCAAACTGGTGCCGCACCCTGCAACCACATAGCTTGCACCAAAATCAATAATCATTGGTGCTGTAGAAGAACCAGCTGCATCAGCAGTTGTCCATGCGCTGTCCAACTGCAACGCAAGCGGAATATCAGTAAAGACATTGCCATCACTTGAGGCAATCTGATTGATATTTAGGAATTCTTCTTGATCTACACCCTCGGAAGCACTGCTCTGGCTGTAGCTGTCCCAATACCCCTCGCGGGTCTTGCTGTCTGTGCCTGTGGCAATGCGCGGGGCAAAGTCATCCACCCGCTCCGTGCGGTAGGAGCCGGGGGCAATCATAAACCCGTACTTCGTTGCTCCCGAAGCCAAGGTTATGTCATGCGTAGACCCTGCTATGGGAGTAACAGCCATTATGGATGTAGAACTATGCTTTGACCGTAGCGATTGTTGTTGTTGGAGTAAACACCTAGGTCAACATCACCTGCGCCACGCTCTGCAACCATGGGGATCATCTGAGCTACTGCCCCACTGCGATTAGACTGCTTGTAGCGTTCTGCTTGCTCCTCAAACATCTTCATCATCTGCGCGTATGGGCTCACCTCAAACTGGGCGGCTTTCAACCCCATGATTGCGCACAAATAAAAGGAGGCGTATGCCTCTATAAACTCTAGTGGTAAATAAATAGTGCCAGCCAACCCGCCACTGGTGTTGGCAATCTCTGCTGTGCGCCCGTTGTATAACAGGTGCATGGTCTCTCCAGAAAACTCGCTGGCCAAATCCAAAGGCAGTACTATTGTAAATGTATTGCCGTTCCTGCGCTGTGCCACCCTGCGCAACAACACCTTGGGGTTGCTAGGAACAGTGCAGTAGGCTTGCGCAAAACCAAACGACACATCCGGGGTAGCTGTTGGGGTGTACTCGTAGGTACTCCCGCCAATTGTGATGCTGCTATCTACAGCAACTGTCCTGATAATTGGAAAGGAAGTATTGATAGCCGCGTTGATTGCATCTACCTTTACCGCTTGGGTAAACTTTGAGTTAGATGCGTCATCAAAGCGGCTGTTAAGCCTGTTGATTACATCCGTGCCAGTCGTAGACACAGATTAGTAGCCGCCTTTCTTGGCAAACGGATTTTTCTTGGCAGACTTCTTGCCTTTCTTGCTGTCTTTCTTGTCGTCTTTCTTGTCAGACTTAGACAGAGCGGCATCGCGTGACACATTCACACCCTCGCCCACCTCCATCTCCTCGCCAGTGGCTTTAGACTCGGCTTGCGCGGCGGCAATACCCTTGCTGTTATACGGAAATTTTTTCTTACCGACTTTAGGCATTAGTTTATCCTTACTTAGTTACGACTAGGTATTCAACATCTGTTGTGCCACCCGTGGAGATCACATACCACGCATCATTGGATGACAAATCAATCAACTCACCACCTGATTTGGCTATGTTATAACCTGCGTCTGCATTTGCAGCTGCGTGTGTGCGACTAGCCCATAGAGTCAAACCACTAGCGTGCGGAACTGCTGTAGTGCTAAGGTAGCCACGAGTTACGGTGCTAGTGGTAGTAGTTGGCAATGCTGTTACCAGCATTAGCTCCTGCTCTACCAGAACCACATCATTTACCGCCAGCGTACTAGCAGTTGTATTGGTCAGGGTTGTACCACCAACCGTAATAGCTGCTCCCAATGTGTCCATTACCTCAATCTTCCCATTACTTAGATAAGCAGGGTTGGTTCCACCAAGATTTTTAAAGCGACACTCAACACGGTGAATGTCAACAGGCAGAAGAAGCTGGAGACTTGTAGTGGCTGTAATTTTGCCCGTGCGTTTCGGGCCACGAATATTTACGAAGTTCATGTTTGTCCTACCCTTGCTTCCTTAGCAATGTAATTGTGTTGCCCCATACAGTCTGGGCACAACGCGGATTTTTCCAAAGCTTTGAGCATCCCGTGCAAAATACTGCCATCAGTATCACTTGCACGGGTGCTCAGAGTTCCCACAATTACTAAGTCACCACACTTTACGCACTTAAGTACGGGGCGGGTGCTTAGTACGCTCATTACGCGATTGTCGTAATGACTGCGTGAGCCTTGTCCATGCGCACGCACAGGGTAAATTCGCCAACCACCTCACCACGCTGATAGTCGCCCGTCTTTGCCAGCGGCTCAGATGTGAACGGATAGTAGGTGATAAAGCCCACATGTTCCGGGTCGAGAATGTAGATGGTGGCATCCGGTGCCCAACGATCCATGATCAAATCAACAGTGCCGTAAGGCGTGATGATCTTCTCAATGGTCATACCAACAGTCTTTTCCTTGGTGTCCACGCGCAGGAAGTTGGCGCTGTCATAGAAGTTCTTGATTACCTGCATATTGGTGGGGGACACAAACGCCTTGCTGGGCTTGCCGCCATCAAGATACGCCGCTTTCAGAGCGTTCTCAAACTTAGCCTGCGTCACCGCAGCAGAACCGGAGTTGATAGCGTTGTTGGTTACAAAGGTGCCCAAGCCGCCAAAGGAGCGCGGCGCGGCACTGCTGCCAGCAGAACGAGTGCCCTTGTAAACACCCTTTTCAATCAAACGCATCAGATGCGGGATGGCTTTGTTTGACTGATAGTCAAACTCCTCGCGGATGCCATACTGGGAAATCTGATTCTGTGAACGGCTAACCTTCACCTCACGCTGCATAATCTGCGTGTGGTTGTAGTTAGTTGAGCGCACGGTGTAGCCCAAGCCGTGGCTTTCTGCGCCTTCCAAACGGGCAATGCCCAGGATTTCGATGGCAGTGTTGTTGGCTACTATCTGCGCGGTGGCAGTAGTGCCACCATAACCACGGGAAACAGTCAGGGTAACGCCATCAGACGCAACTGCGCTAACCCACATCTGCTCTGAACCATCGGCAAACAGCAGAATCTGTCCCACCTGCACCATATTGGCTGACGCTGCCAGCAATACGGCTGTGGTAACAGAGTTGTTCATTGCAGTGTTTAGGCCAACCGCAAGCGGTTCGCGGGTATCTTCAATCCACTCCACCTTCGTGTGCGGAAAGTTTACGAAACGGAATTTCTTTGCACCACCATCCAAGCCACCCATAGCTTCCACAAAGGGAGCATCGGCTGGGTCAATGAGGGTAATGTAATCGGTGATGACGCGTTTCTGGATTACACCAGAGTTGTCATCATAAGTTGATTGGGTAGTAACCTGAGGCATGATCTTTCTCCGCCGCTATGCGGCACTAATGTTTATACATCGAGTCCCCTTGCACGGAACTCCCGCTGAAGTGCACTGTAAGTGTGCACATCACCACGCTGAATGTTGGCAATTGCTGCCTTCCACTCAGCCATTGAGTCATTAGACGCAGGGCTTCCACCCATAGTGTCGTACTGACCGTTCTTCACTTTCTGTCCCATAGATGCTTTGCGCTCTGCTTTTGCTGCTGATACTTCAGCTGCAGCTTCAGACTTTACATTCTCGCGCATTGCGTTTCGTGCCAACTGCAACAACTCATTGCTATTCTGTGCATTTTGCAGGCGGGGATCATTTGGGGCAAGTCCGTGGGCGTTTGCGGTTTCGGCCACATGCCTGTACCAAGTTTGCCATGCCTGTTGCTGGTTCTTAAGTTGCTGGTACGCTTGGGCTTGTTCCATGATTTCTCTGGATTGATCCCATTTGTCAGCATCTTCGTCTCCTAGCTGTTTCATGCGAGCAATTGATTGCTGCTTTAGCTGAGACATCTGTCCCTGATACTGTCGGTGTAACTGCGAAAGTTCCCTGTCCTTGGATTGGTTCCAAGCTGCAAGAAGCTCTTCCGATGTATACCCCTGCTCTTCGGTGGTAGTTTCAGTCGCATCCGCTTGCCCGATTTCCGGGGTTTCAGACTCAACCGCGTTTACTTCACCTTCGTAATCAGCATCGCTCATGTCCGTTTCTCCTATATGAAATTGTTACAGAAAGGATACCACACATTTTACCTAAAGTGGTATCCGGTTATAGTCCTGTTCTACCAGTGCGCCGCTTATAGACGCGCACCCCACCGCCACGGCTAAGGGAGTCTCCTCCAATTTCCAGACCCATATTATAACTATACTCTATTTCACCCAGTTGTTCTGCAGTAAACAGGGTGATGTACCGAGATAAATCAGGGTTGGCTTGCAGTAACGCTTGCCGCCTAGTGGGGTTAGCCTGAATGAATTCCCCAAAAGCAATAGCTAGTTGGGGGTTTTTTGCCTTGATAACTGAAATCACATTGGCATAAACACTGCCGTCTATTTGCTTTTGCCCACCATAACTTTGACCACTGGAATTCCTAATTGATGGAAGAGACGGAAGTTTTGAAACTCCCCTATCCCTAATAATTTCTGCAAACAACTTGTAGGAACTGCTAAAGGAATCTCCTTTAGCAACAGATTTCCTAGAAGTCATCATTGATTTTATTTTTTCAAAATCTTTCAGGGGATCGTGGCGAGCCGGGGCTTTTGGTCCAGACTTAGTTTTGTTGTACCTGTCCCAGATTTGTTTGGAGAATTCTTGATACTGAGCTAGCTGGGGATACTTTGCCCAAAATTGCCTTGATGCCACTTCTCCCTGAGAAACTCCAACCATAATATACTGGTCGTATAATTTCTCAATATCTTCCCCGTAAAACTTCTTGGCCCACTTGCTAACATAATCGCCTACATCACCTGAGTCTAGACGATCACCGGGTTTCCTACCAGTAGTTGCGGCTTTAGCCTTCTTAACGCTTTCTCCGCTCACGCTAATAGTTCCATCTTCCTGAATACTAATAGAAGCTCCCACCACATCCATCAAAGCGTTGAGGGTGGGTCCACCATAGTTTACAGATTCATTTTTTACTGTTTGCAAATCCCTTAGTTCTGGGTGACGAGACATATAAAGACCCAACTCTGCATCAGACAGAGATTTGATTGTGCCAATAACTTTAGCCCATACCATTTGATTGGGATCAAACGGAACACCACGAGAAGCTTCCAGCATCATACTGCTCCTCAAGTTTTCACCGCCTAAAGTCTTGACATAGTTAACCAAGCTATTCTCCCAGTTTATTGGGTCTTGAAATGTGGGCCATTTAGCCGACAGCAAAGGCGCATCTAAAACATTTAAAAATGCTGTTGGGTTTCCCTTTACCCCTTCTAGTATTGGAATAAGAGTTTGGTATTTTAATTGATCCCTTAGTTCTGTTACATAATTTGTTGTGGGGGCTGCTTTTTGAGAATACAAATACTCCCATTTAGATAGCATGTCTCCAGCAACCCCATTTTGTAATACTGTTCCAGCACTTCCCAAGTTCCCCTGACCTGTCCCGGCTCCCCCGGCCACACCAGTCCCCATAGAATTGCCAGCATTAATACCGGACAATATAGCATTAGTTTTTTGCTTGCTCTTCAAGTTCTTTTGCGACAACTCCATCAAAGAGTTTGCAATAGAATTCTTTGCCTCTATTTCAGGAGAGTCAACTCTAACTTGCGGAAGCTTGGGAAGATTAATGTCATTTATCAAAACCGCTACCGCATTATCTAAATTAGCGGTCATCTTGTTGTATTCTCTATTGAACTCAAACAAACCAAAGTCTGACAAAAATTGCTTTTCTTTTGTTTCAGGCCAATCACGAGAATTTTCCAAGTAAATTTTGAGAGCTTCTGCTTTTTGAGGATCCTTATCCATAAAGGATTGCTTAAGAAAGTCCTCAGCATCTTTGATGGACACATAGTAGGGAGCCATAACTTCCCTGTACTTGGGGTCCTTCAAAGTTGCGGCTAACTCTGTATTCATGCGGGCTTTTAGGTCTAAATGATCTCGTAAGAACTGCTCGCGTTGCTTAATCTCCAAATCGTAATACACATCCTGCATCGCGCTAGTGCCCGGAAACATATTTTCCATTTCGCGCTGTAGCTGATGATACATAATTCCAGCTTTGCCCCATTCCTCTTTGGTTGCCGCATCGGGAGATTGCAACAATAAAGCCAGCTTCATAATTCCAGCTTTGAAAGATGCGGACTCTGTTCCAAACTCAAACTTGCCCTTGTTTTCGTAAAACTTGTCTACAACATCGTAATTCAAACCCACTGTATCGTATACAGCTTTAGCAGTTGCTCCCCTGCCAACCCTAGACATTGCACTGTAAGCGTACACATTGAAAGCCTCATCCCCGTACCTTCTAAATATAGAGTACACAGGAAAGTTAGGAAACTCTATGGAGAAATTAAGCCAAGCCATCTCGTATTGTTCCTTGGTAATCTCAGGGTCATTCCGAAGGTCGTACAGCTTGTCCACACTGTCGTACATTTTCTCCTGAAGTATTTCGTTGGTGCCACGAGCACTAACTCCCGGACCACCCATAAAGCTTAGAATTTGAGGGATAAGTTTTTGAGACCTGGCTTCTGTAACTGCCGCACTCCACACGGAGTAAGCATTAGCGTACTCCTTTTGAGCCCCCAAGGTGTATGGGTCAGAAGATACTATGGCTGCATCCTGTAGTATTTCTGGAGTCAACAAAATACCCTTGACAATTTTGTTTGGTTCAGCCCCCCATGTTGTAAGCACATTTGCCACACGCCTCTGGTCGTAAACCGGACCAACAAATTTGAAACCATCTTTTGTCCGGGCGTAAGTCACCGCAAACTGAACACCTGCTCCAGCCAGCATTAATCCTCGTAATGCCAAGGAACCTTGCGGGGAACCAAGTTTTCCTAAACCACCCAAAGCCATAAGTGGGGCATCAATTGACAAACCGCCATCAGCAAGAGGTACCCCGTACCCGTTTTTCTCCATAAATGCTGTTATGGTAGGAAGCAGTCTTGTTTGACTGCCCAAATATCCAAAATATTGACTTGATTGATTTATCAAATCTTCATTGTTTGTTGCGTATCCAGTAGCATACAAACCTGTTCCAATTGCCAAGGGCCAAAGAGCGTGTGGACCGGGACCCCAACCGTACAGAGCGTTGTATCCCTTGCCTAATGTTGATTTCTCCCTAGTGGCATTAGTGTAATCTCCGTTTAGCAAAGACTCTAGCGGAGAAATTTGAGACAGCAAAGGCAAATACACCGTATCAGTACCCATCAAGTCTTTTAGTGTTTCATTTGGAATATTTAGTTTTGCCGAAGCTCTCATCCATAACGGCAAATCCTCGTTTTCATTGAGTTTATTTAGTTGCCTGTTCCAAAGAAATAGTTTAGAAAGGTAGTTGGGGTCTGAAAGAATTTGGCGCGGGTAATCAGAAAAAGTGCGCAAATACCAGAGGGGATATCCAAACACCCCCTCTAAAATATGGTCAAAGTTGTATTTCTCCCCGTAGTTATAAATGTAATTGTCAGCATTGGCTGTAGCCAACTTTTCAGCAATCACGCGAGTTTTCCGCAGTTCACTTTCCGCTTTGGCAAAAAACCTTTCTATTCCCTGCACATATTCCTGCGTATTAGGCTGAACAGCGTGCATAATCTTTTCGTTTTGAGCATCAAGAATTGCGCTGGACAATGTTTTGAGCAGAGTTTGAGAGGCAAACAACTTCTCTTTCTGTAATTCCGCAGGTGTAAGCATTTGCGATGTAGAAGCATTTGGATCAAGTGTTGATACGGTTGATCTAAAGGAATCAGACACAGCCTCATTTAGTGATGCCATCACCTTGGGATCATCTAAAACTTTGTTTAGTTGCACTACGGAGTCTGTTATTGAGGTGTCTCCAGTCAAAGCAAAATTATACATTTTGTCTGTAAGGGGAGGAACAAGTCCACCGCCTCCCCTACCACTTACCATATCTGAAAGAAAACCTTTTGTTTTCTTAAGTTTGCTCCATGTTGTTTTTTCTTGTAAAAGCAACGCAGTAAACTTGTCATCTAACCTGTATAGTGCTTGTGTTGGATTAATTTCAACACCACCAACCTTCCAGTATCCAGTTTGGTTTAAGAAATTCTTTAGTATTGTTTTAGGTCCGGGTTTAGATGGATCTTCCATTACATTAACAAACATAGATGCAATTTGTTTTTCACTAAAACTTACAATTTCTTCAACTTCTTTATTCGATATTACATAATTTGAAGCTCCGCCTTTTGTAGCTTCCTCATTAAATCTCCTAAGTTCATTCCAAGAAGTATGAATTTTCTCCAACTCGCTTTCGGTTAATCCGCTAAATTTTGCCCTGATTAAAATAGAGGACCATTCTTCTATGTACTTTTTCTTGAATTTTGCAAAATCTTCCGGTGTTTCTCCAAGGCTTAGATATTCTTTAAATGGTTGATCCCATAAAGATTTTCTGTTTTGCTCAAAACTTGGCATACCAACCGGAGTATCAAGATTGTTAATAAATTTATTAGCTTTAGGTTTAATTTTGTCTACGGCTTTGTCTGCGGCATCAAGTGCAAGTGCAGAGTCAGCTCTAGCATTTGCTATGTCGCCTATTACTTCATTTGCTTTTGTAGATAATTGAGTTTGAACTGGTTCAACTCTTGGTTTAAGTCCTAATTTTTTTGCTTTATCAGATTTTTCCCATTTCTGAAAAAAAGTCCGAAACTCTGATTTTTTGGGGTCTTGTAATTCACTAAAGGGAACTGCTTCAAGTTTTGGATATTTAACTTTCCATTCAGCTATTGTAAAGTTATACCATTCCGAAAATTTACTGTTTGAATAAAGCCTTTGCGGTGTTGAGTCTGAAGCTAAAGCAGTTGTAATAATATCTTTTGTTGTTGTAGTTAGGTCTTCTTGATTTTTAAGTCTTTGTGTTTCTGCTTTTGCAGCTCTTATTTGTTTTTGTAGAGCGTCTATTTGCTCTGGAGTTACCTCCGGTTCTATTACCGCAGGAGTTACGGAAGCAACAGGATCTACAATAGGAGTTACAGCGGCGGCGGCAGGGGCAACTGGTTCAACTGGTGCAACTGCTCTAGCTCTTACTTTTGTTACTGGTGTTGACGCAGAAGAAGTAGCATCTAAACGATAGGATGTTCCATATCGCTTTCGTAGTTCTGTATCGGCAATAGCCCTAGCTTCATCTCCATTTGTAACATTCCATTGCATTTTTGGTATTTCGTCAGGGTGAGAAGCTCTGTAAGTAATCTCGTACATATCTCGGTTGTAATAAGGAACACCACCTTTACCGTATTGGTGAAAATCCTTGTCAAAATTTGTAATTTCAAAACGACCCCAAATGTTACCTAGAATTTTTTCGTCATCTCGGAGTACATCTCCAACTGGAGCAGGAATACGAGAACCAAATTGAGCATTTATTTTTTTGGCAACACTTTCAAGGTCTATGCGTTTGCCAGTATAAATGGTCATACCCTTTCCTTCTTGACCACTACTCTTGCCAACTTTGTAATTAATTTTATTTTTTGTAAGCCAATTAGATATTTCTTTTGTTAGTGGATCGTCAGTTGATGGCTCAACACTTAAATGTATTTTCCATCCTATGCCTGGCTTTATTTTGTCGGCATTTTCACCAAAAACAGAAACAGCATTTTTATCAATTGTAGTGCTTTTGGGGCCTCTAAGCGTTGGAAGTTTACCTGTGGCTACTGCGGCTAATGCTTTTGCCCGTGGCACTCTAGCCTCTGCGGCAAGCAATTTGTTTTGCCTGTCATAATTTTTTTCTATAATGACTTGCCAATATTTTTCTTCAAAAGCCCCATCATTAATCGCCTCTTCAATAACAAGCTTTATTTCTCGCAAGTCAGCATCTTTCGGATAACGAGTTACTACTGTTCTTACAACGGGAACTTTTCCTACAATTTCTTGAGCTCGTACTGGGCGAATGTATAAATTTTCCAGCAATCCAACAGCTTCTTCACTTGTAGCAAAAGGAGAGTCCGGAAACCTACGCAGAGGAAGCAACATTTCTGCCCATTCATCTGTGCCAAATGTTGCCGTGCTTCTTCCGTCAACTCCTATGTCTACAACAAGATTATCAATAGCTTCAAAATATGCGTCTATGCTTTTTTCTAATGCTTCTTTTTGTTTTGCGGGAAAAGAAGGGCGCTTTGAAGCTACTACTTTATCTCCACTATACATAGGCTTTCTAACAACATCTATCATTGTTGAAATTCTGGTTTGCGCTTCTTTCTTTGCTGATGCAATAACACCAGAAATTTCATCCTGAACTCCAGTTTTTATGACAGGTGATGGCACAGGGTATCTTCCGGACCCCTCCAAATACTGCGCAGTTAACTCATGTTGCCTTGCAAAATCAGACATAAATTCTGATTTGACTTCGTATAATTTATCACTAAGTTTTTTTATGTTTTCAGGATTAAACTTAATAGCGTTCCCTGAACCATCTTCAATTAAATATCTAAGGTTGCTTACTGCATGAGAGATTGTTTTTCCTGCTGTTGTTCGTTCTGCAGCCATCAACCTATTTATTGCTTCGTCTACTATAACAATATCTTTTGGACCTACAGCTGACAGACCATTTGTTCTTGCAGCTAATTGTGCTATATCACTTTCCGGACCATACATTTCCAATAAGTATTGCGCATAAGGCATTTCAGCAGTGCCTGCCACTTTAGAAGCAGGCCATGTTACTGATGTAAGATCAATAATTTTATTACTTTTTCTTGTTTCATTATAAATAACACGCAATCTACCAATTGTAGAATTAAATTCCTCCATTGCTGTATCATACCTTTGCTGCATATTTACATCAATGCCTAAGTTACGAACATCCGTAGGAAATCCTTCGCTTAATCTAGGAATATTAACTTGATTTCTAAGACTGTCTTTTCCTGCTATTGAAGTAAGATAATCAACTACTGCTTTACCCTCTTTTGCAATGTGCTCTTGTGTGTACCCTTTGCTTACCAAATCTTTTACAATAATTTGAGCTTCAGCTGATTGTGGGTTATCATGCACAATTTTCAATGCTTGATCTAAAGGATCAAGATTAATTCCTTTCTCTCTTGTTAAAACCTCTTCTGGAATTGTGTATTGAGTAATAGATATTGTTTTGGGCTTCGGTTTAAAATACTTTTTGTTGCCCATGGTGATAGATTCGTTTTGAACCCATTTTGCCAATTGCTCAGGGTCAGATTGATACCTGTTTAAAGCCTCCATAAACCTAGGCATTAGACCGGAATCTATTGCATCTCCGCTAAGTTCAGAAACAGCCTGAATATATTTGGGGTGCAGTGTCCAATGGCTTGGGTCTGTAAGCCACTGCCTTTTCAGTTTCATTAACCGCTCATTGTTAAGAACTCCCTTTAACGATTCCACCATTTGGCCCACCATATCTTTTGGCAAATTAGATATGTCTGTTATGTCAGACCCAAGTCCACCAGCAGAGTCAAGCTTATTAAACACATTCCTGATTGCGTGACCAGTAATCAAATCCCTTAAAACTTGCTCTGTCTTTTGCATGCCTTCTGCACCAGACTGTCCAAATTTTGCAAGTTTGCTTTTGACAACATCCTCAATAAAAATTTCAGCCCCGCGGGTTGCAACTTTGCTAACTCCCTTTGTTGACTTTCCCCTATAATTTATAAGCTGACTACCAAATTGCTGTAGATACGAGGCGTTGTTTTGTTGCAAAATTTCAGCATCTTGCAACCACAATTTTGTTACATCCGACAATATGTTTCTTACTGCAACTCCAGGGACTGGACCAATGTGAAACATTTTTGCATACCAAGACTGCCATTGTTTCCACGGGGTAGGTTGCAGAACTTTGTCTACATCTTGCTTTAATTCATTTCCAAGCGTGGCTCTCAAACCCCAATCCAAAATCTCTTTGATTGCTTGATCTTTGATTTCTGTGGTGCTGGTAGGGCTTTGAGCGTTTTCCAGCCATGTAACAAGTTGCGACTTGTTTGCGCTCTGTACATTTAGCTTTCTATTATCTACTAACCCAGCTGCCCCATCCACCATGTTGTAAATTAATTGGCGACCAAGCAAACCGTTTGTGCTGTTTAGTTCGTTTGTTATTGTTCCTTCTGCTATGCCCGTTACTTTGCTCATGGCACTAGACGCTGGTTGATCCAGCATGCCCATGTGCTCAAACACTTTTAGGGCCGCAATTTCTTTTTGAGTTGGGGTAGAGGAGAAACCTCCCACACCATAATTTCTTACAGAGATTAAGTTGTCCACCATTTGACCAAAATTAGCGTTGTCCCCTAAATAAAAGAACTGTTGCATAATAGAACTCAACCCATGCTCTACTGCAACTTTTGCCTTAGAAGTAACATCCATGTCAAATGTGCTTGCACCAATCGAGACCAACCATTTCCTTAGGTTGTGAATTCCAACATCCCGATTAACCCAATCTGCGCTTTCAATTGCTTTCCCAGAATTACTGGGGTGTGTAATATACGGAGTAGCTTGATTAGTAAGAGCCAATATTCCTTGGCGATTTACCTCTATGGTTCTTTCTACTTGTTTGAGATACCTGTTCCTGTCAGCAAAGAAGGACAGGGATGGAGCCATTGCTTTTTCCATCTTGCCTATCTTGGGGATTATTTTGGGCAACACTTCCCCGGCTAACTCTGGAACCACAAAAAAAGAAAGTATTTGTTCGCCCACTGGTAATTTACTGAAGTTTTGTTTTGCGTTATTAACCGCATAACTCAAATGAGAAACTGCCAAATCTGTAAAAGTTGGCTCCGGAAACAAATCTTTGGGCCACTCTCCAATTGTCCGATACTTTGCAATAACTTCTGATTGTTTAGCGGCAGGAATTTTGTTCATTGACATTGTGTGTTGCAATGAAACTTCTTCCATGGATGGCTTGTTAGCCCCCACGCCTGCAAGACCCCTCAAGAAACCCCATGTACCCTCTAGGGCTTGACCTTCTGGTTCAGCTGTCCTAAGAAGTTCCATCAAAAGGCCGTGCCCACCTTCTTCGTTTGGTGCCCATTCAGCATTTTGACCAAAGAAAAACCCATACGGTCTGGCTGATGCTTTTGGCATGGCAGCTGTTCTGGAAACTACGCCCCTAATTCTTTCTGGCAAAGTCCCCATTGCAAAAGCCAAATCTCCAATATAATTTTTGGCTATGCCGCCCGGTATTCCTGTTAGAGCTTCTTTTTCCGGATTATCAAATATTTGTTTTTCATTTCTAACCTGACCTTCCCACGCCTTTCTTCGTGACCACTCGGCTAACTTTGAAATTAAACTATCAGTTTGAGATGGCGGTTCAAATATTGGCGTAACCCCATCTTTCTCGTACCCTAATATATTTGGGCGTTTTCCAAACACACCTTGATCTCTATAAGTCATGGGTGGATTAATCCCAATATTAAAATCTGGAGTAGATGCTGGGTTGTTTAGATATTGATCTGGTAATACAGACCTAGGTAATGAGCTGGGTCTATTAAAGTAATCGTATAGCTCAGCCCCTAATACTCCTGCCGCCGCTCCTGCCCCTAATCCCCACCCTACTGGAGTAAGACCAGTTAGTCCTGCAGCCACTCCACCCGCAGCTGCACCTAAACCACCAGATACTAACGAAAAAGCGTCAAGGTTGCTAGGAGAAGCGGAGGGTCTTGTAAATAAAGGCGGCCTAGAGATTGGTGCACTAGGTTGTGGGCTTGGATTTTCAGAAAGAAATGGAAGGGCGGCTCTAGTTACTTGTGGAGCAACCCTTGCATTTTTATTTATAGAGCTTAGAAACGAAGCTACAACTGACTTAGGGTCTTTTGAAGGTAATGGAAACACTTGTTACCCCATCAACCCCATCTGAGCAAACACTGACCTCAATCCTGCTTCAGCTGGCTCTCGCATTTGCGGAGTAAGTCCAGCGTAAGCCAGAGGATTTTCAAAGCTTGCATCACTCATTGTCAATGGACCAACTCCACCTGCGCGACCGTAGTTTAGTTCTCCGTATGTGCCCATTTGACCCATTGCGGTGTACTGCTGTGCTTTTAGATACTGCATTAGTGCCTGCAGTAGTACGGGGTCAATGCTATTTAGGTATCCCAGTCCAGCATTACTAAACTGCAGGTTGCTTCCCTCTCGAGCCACCTGAGAAATTGCGCTCAACGGGAACGCATTTCCGGATGGACTTCCCGTGGCTGGGGCAGGCACTGCAGGAATAGCTGGTTGCTGTTGTTGAGTCAATTGTTTCATCAACAAGTCCATATACTGCTGTGTCAACTGATCTTGCTTGGACTGCGATGATTGCAACAAAGCGAAAATCTCATTCTCCCTAGTGCGGTCAGGCTCAGGGACTGGCTTGTTAAACATATTCTGCATATCTTGGTAACGCGCCATTTGTTCTGCCCAAGTGGTAGGTTCTGGCACACCTGTATTTGCAGGCGGTGCCTGAAGAACTGGCGGTATTTCAATTGAAGCTGTTTTACCACCACCACCACCGCTTGCCGCCGCCGCCGCTGCTGCCGCTGCTTTTGCCGCAGCTGTTGCCGCTGGATTTTGATCTGGGCCTGCGTAGAAACCCTGAAGGTAACTTATTTGTTCTTGAGTAAATGTTGTTGGTCCTTTAGCCATCATTTCTTGTGTGTGCTGATCCATGATAGCTTCTACAGCTGCTTGCCTTTCTGGAGCTGACATCATAAACAGCCTGTTACCTATTTGTGTCATTAAAGGATCTTTTTCAGGATCATACGCCGTGGTAGTTCCCGCATTCCTATCTCTACTGTTCTTATTGTTAATGTATTCTTCCATGTAATTTCTACTAGATGGAGTGCTAAAGTCTTCGGAGGAAGTATTTCCTGAAGAAGGAAGGGGTCCTACAATAGGAGCGGCAGGAGGTGGAAAACTACCAGAATTTTGAACTGCTGTAGATGCGGCTGTTTGAGATGCAGATGGACCATAGTCTAACTTTGCATTTTCTCGTTCTTGTAAATTTGCTTTTGACACAGTGCTTAAACCACCAAGAACAGCTGCAAGCCCACCAGCCGCAGCTGCCGCTGGTGCCATCTCCCTCATTTTTTGTCCTAATGGTCTGCTTCCTGAGCGAATTGAATCAGGTTCTGAAGCTAAGTATTTAGCAAGACTATCACCTTGAACCGAATTTCTTGGCATCTTGCTACCTTTTATCATAGCTTTCAATTCGCTTGTTGAAGATGCGGGATATAGTTTTTTGAGTCTGCTAAGTTCCTTTGCGTCTTTTACTGCTTCGGCAGCTTTTTTAGCGGCCTCTGCTCTTATTTGGGCTGGTGTTAATTTTCCAGCTAGCTTAGCGGCTTTTGCCGCTGCTGCATCTGCTGTTGCTTTTGCTGCTGCCTCTGCTGCTGTCTTTGCTTTTAAGGCTGCTGATTGAGCGCCTACTTCTTTAACAATTTTTCCTTCTACTCCAGGAGGATATATTCCTTGTGTAGCTAAATACTTACTTATAGATTCTCCGCTTGGTAGTACTTTTGCTAAGCCCGGATCAACACTAGATGCAGTTCTACCAAATTGCAAAAATTTAGCTACTGCTTTTGCTGCTGTTTCAGTAACAGGAGCACCTATTGTTTTCAATAGTTTTCCCATAGCACCCAAACCAATCGGCAATAACCCAAACGCAGCTGCCGTTCCTACGGCATAAGGATCTTTCTCATTTCGGAGTCCTTGCGTTATTTCGTAATCTTGCATCATATTTTCCATAACAGCATCAATTCCGCCACCTGCCATAGATGTTAGAGGAAAAAAATCTGAAGCTATTCCCGGAACATTCCTCATAAATCCGGTGTACATATTTTGACCCATAGTTGGTTCTTTGACGGGTCCGGTGTACATAGGTACTGAACTTGCGTCTGTAGGATTGTTAGGATTAATACGAAGGTTTCCAGCAAGTTTTAAAGCGGCTGGAGAAGCAACTGTCATTGCCCGACCCATAGAAGGAGCAGGAGTTTTAGCAACTGGCAAAGGAGGGCGCACCATGTTTACTTTAGGCGCCGCTTTAGGTGGAGCTGCTATAGGAGTTGAATTTTTTAGTACCGTTCTTGCAGGCACAATCACTTTTTGGGGAGGAGCAGGAGCAACAACTGGGGGGCGTTTAGCGGCTTGCGCTTGCGCCATTTTGTCTTCTCCCGGCTTTCCTTTCTTAATTGGGGGTGTTTGAATAGCCATGCTAGATTCCTCGTGGTGTGGGCGGTCGTTGCGCACGCCGCATTTGGTCTAAGATAAGTTCCTGCGGAATATCTGGTATCAAGTCTTGTGCTGTCATATCCATCTGTGATGGCATTACCTGAGATGACATGGCTCCGGGTGCCATGCCCAACTGTGGCATTGTAGCACCTTGTTGCGGCAACATGGGCATTGCTAGGGGATTTGGTGAAGCAATGCCACCACCCTGTTGCCCCTGCATCATCTGGACAAATTGAGCCATAGCTTCTGGGGAAGGTTGCCCACCACCCATATCGGGAGGAGCCATTCCCGGAGGAGCCATGCCGGGCTGAGGCATCTCAGGAGGAGGCGGTGGCATCATCTGTCCCATCATCTGCTGTTGCATCTGCTCTTGCATCTGCTCTTGCTGTATTTGCTTCTTGCGCTTCTCTGCCAGCTTGACCAAACTCTTGTTTTCGTCAAGCCACTGCTGTTCAGTTGCCATAGTAAGCATCTCTTGAATGTGCGGACTTACTTTAGGCAACATCTGTTCACGCACCCTGCGTGCAATCTCATCGTGGTTGTCCATCTCCAACACGCTTTCCAGAATAGAGCGGTCATCCAGCAATGGCTGGCCATCCACGCCCGGATTGCGGAACGCAGAAGCCAGCTGTGCCTTGACCATTCGGTCCTGCGGCATTTCTGGCTGTATCATCACCTCTACATGGTACCTGCCACCCACATCTTCCGGTTTGATTTCAATCAGTGTGGTGCGCTTGCCACTGCTACCACCAAGTTCTTTTGCAGTAATAGGAACGGTTAGTTTCAAACCATCCATGTCCCCAAACTTCTCAATAAGCTGGAGCTTGTGTCCAAAGTCCCAGCCAAGGGCTTGCTCTATTGATGTTTTCTTATCGTAGATTTTGTCCATCACTTGCGACAGCACCTGCGACACGGCAAAGCCGCTCTGGAGATTGGCAGGCTCTGCGGCAAACGCCACCTCTGGGATACCGCCAATCTGCTCATCGGCACGCAGGAAGCTCATAAGCTGTTGCATCACTGCCGCGTTAGTGGTCGGGTTGAGAACCGTCACCTTTGCATCGGGCGGGATCTGCGTCTCCACGCCCACCACGCCGCTGTCAAGAATAACGGCTTGCCCTGTCGGAGACTGCACTAGCACCTTCGGGTAATAGTACAAGTCCACACCCGTTGCCATCTTGCTTGCCATGATGTACTGTTGCTTCAGGCTGTCCATAATCGGGCCCAGCACACTCTGGTACGCCCAGCGCATGTCGTTCAGCGGTGTGCCCATGCAGTGCGCTTCGCACAGCGGCACAAAGCCGTACTCGTGCTCGTTTACCCACACAAGCTGGTTGTCCACAAGCAGGGCGTTCCAGTTGCTGTCCCAATACTCAATTACTACTACACGCTTGTTGGGGTCATCTGGCAGTGTAATGTTGCGGGTTTTTCCCTTGTTCTCAAGTTCTTCCCTAATGTCCCAAGCAAAGCGTGTGTACTCTTTGGTGTACCAGCCAATGCCGCTTTCGCCCCACACGCTGTAAATCTGGTTAGGGTCGTGCGCCATGGTGCGAATGGGCATGTACTCCCCGCCAATTGCTTTCACATCAAAGCGGGTCTCAATGCACCCGCGCCCACGCAACAGGAAGAAGTACACAAAATCCCTGTACACATTCTTTTTCATTTCCATGTTGAGGGCACGCTGATAACCAGTAAGCCACTGCTCAAGCTTTTCGCAAGCGCGTTGCTCGCCCTCTCCTGTGCTCTTGGGCACCACTTGAATTTGCTGGTTGGCGCGGATTTGGAGCAGTGTCAGGAACTTCTCCAGAATAGCACGCGCACGGGCAGGGCGCGTAATGCGCGGCTTGCTGGATGTCATGCTGTCGCTTGTGTCGCGTGGCACATCGAAGTCTGCCTTCCACAACTTCTCCACTTCTGCACTAAAGCGCAAAGCTTCACCGTACTGCCCCTTGGCAAAACGGTGTTGCTTCAATACCCAATCAGCGTCTACTGGTTTTTCGTTTCTCATAATTAATCGTCTAATGCTCTCCCGGGAAGGGCGGATATGGTAAATGGAATACCCAAATCTCTACTTTTTCTCATAAACTCTTTATGTGCGTTACTTGGGAATTCTCTTGACCTATCAGACATCCTATAAGTTATTCTTTCTACATCGTCTAAAGTCACTCCGTTGAGACCAGGAATTATCTGAGCCTCAGTATATTGCGGAAATATTTTTGAGGGAAGCACTGGATCAAACATCCAAGGATGCACCCTTTGTCCAATTGCTGGTTCCAGTTCTGCTGCGTCAAGGGCCCCCCACGGAACGGGTTGTAATCCAGCATGAGCAGCAGAATCCCCAAATGTACCATAAGCATACTGTTTTATTAAGTCTTTTAATATCATTGTAACATTTCCATAACCAGCTGCTGAATGATTTTGGTCATACTGATCTCCCGCCTGAAATTCCGGGTTCAAAGAAAAACCATAAGTTGGATATAACCTTGGGTCCATGCCTTCAATATCATGAACCGTAGATTCGTAAAATTGTCTCAATTTCCTATTATTATTTCCCATACTTATCATATTTGGATCATGTATATTTTTGAAAAGGTTATTTCGATAAACTTCTAGAGCATTAATAAATGGCAAATTTATTGCAATAGGTTGATCAAATTGTTGTTTAGCATTATCAAGCAGTAGTTGTTTCATTCTGTCTAGGTATTGAGTGTACAACTGTGTTCCGCGTTCTGCGCTTGCTCTTTGTCCTAAAGTTAGAGGACCAACAGGTTCAGTGCTTAAGTTTCCCGAAAAAGTTGAGGTATCGCCATTTTGTCTTGTATATAAATTAATTGCTCCTGCTTTATGCGCATTGTCTACATCCAGTTTTTCTTGAGATGTAAGCCTTTTTAAAAATTCATGTACAAATCTTTGTCGAAATTCGGTCCGGCTATTATCTTTAAACGCATTATTAGTAGATAAACCTAATGTTTCACCTTGCAAATCAGGTCTTGTAAGAAAATTTGGTATTTGATTTGTAAGAATATCTGCATTAAAAGCAGTGTCTATGTATCCGCTTATATCTACTCCAGTCAAATTTTTGACTGCGTTTACTATTTGCGGTTGACCAAACACTCCTGCTAATTTTGTAAGTTCAAGTATTGTTTGACCAGCCATGCCAGCCGCACTTCCCTTACCCAATACATTTTTTACTGCAAAAGCAATCATAGATGCGCCACCTGCGGTTGCCAAAGCGTTTCCAGGAGCTGTAATCCCTTGTGTACCAGCAGTTTTTGCTGCTTGACCAACACCAGCAAATGCAGCCCCAATGGGTGCTCCATAAGCCATCAAATTAGTAACATTACCAAGGGTGTTTCCAAATTTGCTTATACCATCTTGTAAATTTTTATACGAATAATTTTCTGGGTTCAATAAAGATGCGGGGCCTTCAAAACCATACTTTGCGGCAAGTGGTTTAGTAAGAAGGTTGTATTGAATTTGTGGATCAAATATCTTTTCAAAGGGCATTTTCTGTATTCTGTCTCCTCCCCTGTCATTAGCGTTTACGGGATTTGAGGCAGTGTAAGGAGGATTAAAACCCATTGCACTTGGAGATCCAGACATTGGTTGAGGAGGAACAGCAACTGGCAAAGAGGGTTTCACCACATTTACTGTTGGCGCAACTTTAGGCACAACTGGCACGGCACTCCCACTAAAAAAGTTTCGATCAGCAGGATTGCCAGCAGGCTTTGCTACGGGTTTCTTTTCCGTGGGAGATGGGATTTGCGCCACTGTTTAGTCGCGCTCGTAGCGCGGAATGTAAGAGTCTAGTGTGCCCTTGTTTTTGTCAGGTGATTTAGCCATAGTTACCTACCTTGTATTGCTCCCCTACCGCCAAGTCCCGGATACTGCGGACCTTTCAAAACTTGAAGAACTCCGTTGCGTAGCATCCAGTCTTGCATCGCTGTTTTTTGTTCTTGAGTTAAAAAAGGAATAGATCCCACCGCAGCTCCAAGAGTATTGTTGCGCATGTCCATAATACTGCGCCTTACATCTTCCTGAAACCCAAAAGGTTGACCTGCAGGATTTTGACCCCACATACGCGGATCGTAGTATTTACGGGCCATTCCAAATCCTTCGTGCGCAAGACCTGCCAAAAATGTTGGAAGAAAACCATTTTCGGTTGCCATTTGCTCGGCAGTGCCTGAGTGTTTTAAAGCGTTCCATGCTGTGTTATCAGCATTTGAATTTCTATATTGAGGATATTTTGCACTCATTATTTTTGCATTTGGTTCATCGTATTTATTTTCCATTCTGGCGCGTTGCGAAGAAATAAATTCATCCATAGAAACAGAAGGTTTGGGTACAGGAATGGGAACATACGGAGCAGCTCGTCTGGGTTGTGGGATTGCTGCATTATTTTTAAATTGGATTGCATTAGGAGTGGGTCCAATTCCGGGGGCTGGTGTTGGCAAGTCAACACGCCTGTTTGTTTCTGTAGGCATGGCAGCAGCTGTTGGAGCTATTGCTGTCGGTTTAGGAATAGCTGTAGCTGTAGATTTAGGAAAAATTTGTGTGGGCTTTACAAGGGGTTGTTGTGTGGGTTTTATTGGAAGTGGAGATTTTATTCCTGGAGAGTATGGGATCTGAGCCATAGTTACCTCCCCTTTACTTTATTGGAACTTGTTACTGGTTTAACAACGGCTTTTACTGGCTCAACAGTTTTTGCTTTCCCAATATCACTGCCTGTAGCTTCCGCCCTTTCGTAACGCGGGATGTAAGAGTTGAGAGTGGGAGCAGCGGCGGCAGGGGCGGCGGCAGGGGCGGCGGCAGGGGCGGCTCTTTCACTGCCATACCCACCAAACAAAGAGTCTCCTCCTTGCGTTGCGGGGGCAGGAGATGCCGCTGGCAAAGATGGGCGCACCATGTTATAAATTGGTGCAGCAGGAACACCACCAGCACCACCAGTGAGACCACCAGCGCCAGTGATGCCAGTAGTTGCGGCAGCGGCGGGAGCGGCGGGGGCGGCTGGGGCGGCGGGAGGAGGAGTAAGAGCGGGAGCGGGGGGACCAGCAGGGGGGCCAACATACGGACTGTCTTGCGACTCACCGCCACCACCGTAATAGTCCTGATAGTTACCAGCATAGTAATCCTGCATCTGGTCGTACTGCGGAGTGCTCATGTAGCTGTAGTAATCTTGCAGGGCTTTGTTGTACTCATCCTGCAACTTCTGCATCTGCGCAAAAAAACCGGACTGGTCAATATTATCTTGTTGCACCTGTTGCGTAGACTGCATGTTGGGGCGTTGCATGAAACCTTCCGGAGTGGTGTGCATAAAACGCATGCCCCGGTCAAAGTTACCGCCCCGGTCACGCACTGTGCTCCCCATCACAACATTGCGCCAGTTGCGACCGTAGCGTTTGTATAACGCAAGATCGTTGGGGTCTGTCGGAATATCAGGGTCTATTGTTTCGTCTAAGAACATTTGGTTTCTCCCCACCGAAATAAGCGTTCTCTATGGAACGCATGTTACCAATTGCTGGCTTGGGCTTCTGGTTATCTCTTAGCACATATTCGTTTGTTGAGGCTGTTAGTAGATGACCAGCCGCCCGCCACGCCCAGTATACAGCATCTAGGGTGTCATCGTGCACTCCCTTATTGCCAAAACTTATCCACTCGTTCCGGAAGGTGTTTAGGAACATTGTCTGGCTGTCGTTCACTTTCACACGCCCATATTGGAAATCCGGCAACATCTCGCTAATCCGCACGGACTTCCCCTTGGTTGCCTTCCTGCCCAGCAAAGGAATTTGCAATCCCGTCTCACGCATGCGCCTTAGCAACTGCTGGTAGAACAACTCACCTGCCGCGTTGGTTTCCAGCAATACGCGCTTGGGCATCCACTCACAACAGAACCTAATCAAACTGTCCTCGGCATCCGCCTGGCTTACCCGCCCGACAAAGCCATCCTCCACAACCAGCACGGGTTTGCAGTCAACCAGACGCGCCATGGCAAAATTGTCGCCTTCCCGCAACCGTGTGCCGACCATGCTCTCTTGTGTGATGGCAAAGTCAATGCCCACATAACAATCGTAGGTTTGCTTGATATATATTGACGGAAACGGAATAAGGTAGTCGGACTTGAGAACATTGCCCTTATTGGCGTGGGCATTTGCCAAATACACCAATTGGAAGTCAACTTCCCCAATCTCACTGCGTCTGCGCTCAATGCGCTCCATCGGCCACTGGTCCGGCCAGTAACTCTCCCCATCTTCCGTGATTGCACGCATCGTTTTGATTTCGTACATTTTCTGCCCACGGATTGACACACTATCCAGATATCCCACAATGTCCGAAGGGTTCCAGCGCGTTTGCACAATAACGCAGTGCGCACTCTCCATGTGCCGCGGCAGAAAGGTGTCTTTCACAAAATCCACCACCTGCTTGCAGATAAGGTCGGAAGATTTGCTCTCGCGGTCGTGCAAGTCGTCTCCCACCCCAATGCCCGTCACACGCCGCCCGTTTACACTGGAACTGCCCACCCCACCAGCCGCAAGTGTGGGATCTTTCTTGGTTGCCACCAACATCGCCCAGTCACTGCGCGTTTTGTCCACCACCTCGTACCCATCCCTGCTCCACCCCCGGTCTTTTGCAGGTTCCACATTCGGAAACACTAGTTTCCATTTTGGATTGAACTCAATTGTGTCTGCTATGCGCTTTGCAATGGATTGACTGAGATTTTCACCCGCACTGCATATCAAATTGGTGGTCCACGGTCTTTTCCCTATCCACCACGCCACCAGCACAATCATCACCGTGGTCTTGGCACTCTCCGGGGGCGCAACCAGCACCACCCGCTTGTTTGTCAGTATCTCCTTTATCCATTGCTTGTGATGCGGGGCAAAGTCCACCCCAAACACCAATTTCCCAAAATCACAGACAGCCCTTAGGTCGCTGTGCCGCGCAGAGGCCGCTAGTAAGCCATCTATTTGGTCTGGAGTCGGCTCTACGAGGCTCTCAGTCGCTTCTAGGGGCATCCCTGCCTCCTTGCATCCTGTCTAAAATCTCTCTGGCAATTTCTGGACTGATATTTATCTGCACACCGTTGGGAGCTTCCCGTTTTTCCTCCACCCGCTGAAATGCCCCAATCGCCTTTGCCACAAACACAGCCGCCTGCACATTCCCGTCATCAGACAAAGCCCTCTCCGTCTGTTTCTCCACAATCATGCTGTATGCCTCCCTCCGGTTCTCCGCTTGAGACGCTTTCAACATCCCCCGCACTGCCGCCTTCCTGTACCCATCCACCTCCAACGCCCTGTCCCGACCCGCTATCTGCTGGAGCGTGCCCCCACGCAATGTACCGTCATTCTTCAACCGCGGACTCTGGAATACTATCGTGTCCTTCTCCTCGTTGTAATAAGGCTGGATAGTCCACATCGCTTTGATGTGCTCAGGAGTGCGATCCTTTATCTCCTGTATCTTTTTGTCCAAGTATTCTTGTTTCGCTTCCGTAATGGCCATAATACAATCCTACCACACTTTAGAAAGCAACAACCCCCAAGGAAAGGAGGGAAACTTGGGGGTTGCGCCACATCCACCCTAGGTAGGAGGTACACCTTGCGGGTAGGATATTGCAAGTATAGCATATTTTTTATGAAAAATTTTGTCGCGGGGTGCGGTGCTCATGTTTACTGTTGTTGTTGGTGATGGTAGTGGGGGGCTGTGAGTGTCTTTGCTTGGCTATGCCTGCGCATCGCAAAATGCTTTATAAAAAGACCCGCCGATATTCTGATTTACCTTATGCCAATACTGCCAATGACACGAACATCCTTTTTACCATACCTAATCAGTATGGCTGCTTCGGATGCTGCATCAAACAGCGTGGCAACTCCACCACGGGGCTGCGAATAAAGCGCTTGCGTCTCTTGCTTTGCGCTTTTGTTCTTGCTTGACACTTTTGCCGGACTATTGCAGACAAATGTCAATGTAAGAAAATCGCCGTCTTTTGTAGTTTTGAAACTACCGCTAACAGGCGTTCTTTCGTGCCCCATTGCAGCAGCTTTTGCTGCTGCTTCGGCTTCTGCAGCCCTTTTTTCAAGTGCTGCATTTTCTGCTTGACTAGCAGCAAGCTGCTTGACAAGCGCAGAATAACTTACCGATTCGGAAGCAACCTTTTTTGTAGGCATTTTCTTATATCCTTATACTGTTTTACAATATAGAATAACGGCGGGTCAATGCCAATAATCGCATATCCCGCCGAATTTGTCAAATCCCCCCAGCCCACACCCTATAGCCATAGACTATAGACTATATATCTTATATATATAAACTAACTGACCTCACTGACCTGCCTGCACTGACCTGCCTGCATTGCTAGTAAGTTGCCGAGTAAGCAAAAAAAAAGGACACCGTATTAGGGTGTCCTTTTGTTATTAGTTTATCCTCCTTTCTTGCCACTTTCCATAGTGGGTAATGTATCTATGTCGCCAGTGAAGTGAGCAGGGCATAGGTGCATAAATCCACCTATTCATCAGCCATACATTAGGTGCATAAGCATCACCGAATATCTTATCACCTGTTAGTCTGCAGGTTATGTAGCACTGCACATATAGTGATACGAACTAACCCCCACCCTTGTGAAGCAATCCCATATCGTAACACTTCCTGTCTATAAGGCAGCACATATGTGTCCATAGCTCCCTGCTACCCAGTACAGCGTGAACTATATCCCACTCTCTGCCTAGTAACTCTCCTTCACCGGGATATGCTGTATGCCACCTAGCATTAGCATAATCGTATAGCATACCCTGTGTTTCAGGAGTTACTCTTATCGTAGTATCTTCTGGTATAAAGTATGGCTGTCTGTTACTCAGTGCTACAAAGTGAGCTTCATCCACCTTCACCTCTGCCACACGGTGAGCCTCATTAGCTGCTGCTACCATCTCTGCTACCCACGATGCTGGCTCTACTACTACCATCTCTGGTACTGCTACTACTACTGGCTCTGGCTCTGGCTCTGTATCACTCTCGGTAACGAGAGCATTGTATGTTGGTAAGGGTTGTTCTGCATAGTACTGCCAGTGTGTAGCATCGTTAGTGCTGTACTCACTATCTGCACCATACACCTCATCCATATCGTCATCATCTGTTTCACTATCGCCACAGATTTCTGCTATAACTTGGTCCCATACAAAGCTCTCTCTTTCACCAGTATTGGCTATCCTGTCCGATATAAACCTCTCTAGTATGTTGGCGTCACTCCGTAGTATCCTGTCTGACAGACTAGACTTGTTCTCGTTAAACCAATCAGTAAACTCCTCAAACTTGTGTAGATACTTCTTCTCTACTGTCCACCTCTCCCGTCTAGTCCCCTCTAAGGCAATGTGCCTAGTAATCTCTACTTGCGTAATCTTTCTGCTTGGCATTGCTACTGTACTCCCTTGTTGTTAATGTGAGACCAATTAGGTAATCCGCTGTCCTTCTTACCTGTTATGCCCCAGTCCATATCATCCCAGTCTGTGTCTGTTGCATACCAGCGTCTGCCGTACTTGTGTACGGGTGCTGCTGATACACTGTGTACAAAGCGCCTGTCTTTATACATCTTGTAGAAAGATGCTATCCTAGATAGCTGGTTAGCTAACTGGTTTATCCTGACAAAGCACTCTAGAGTGTGCTCTCTTTGGTATCCTATGCCAAAGTTTACTGCACACACTAAGCCATCCTCAAACTCACAGATGTCACTAAAGCTACCTGAACTCATATCCCACCCGTCATCCTCTAGCACACCTATCCACTCTTTGTCTGTAAATCCGTAGTGCACGGCATCACTACCGTGTCGGTCTAACTCAAATATCCAGTTGTAAGCATCTGTCTGGTCAGCAAAGTCTTTAGCAGTAGATTGCCCACTCTCCTCACCTGTGGTAAGTAGAATGTCGTAGTGTCTGCCACCTACTAGGGTAGGCAGCTTCCTGCATATAGACCACACTCCCAGCCTGTCATCTAGCATAGGTGAAAAGATGCTTGTACCGTGGTCATAGTAAGCTCCTGTGTAGCAGTCTAGATGACCCACTGCCAGTACTCTAGGCTTGTTGTCTGCATCTGGTATGCCCGGAATAAACACAGAGCCTTTGTGTGCTATCCCTAGCTTGTCAAAGCTTTTCATACTGGCATTGCAGTAAGACTTTATCTCATCCATATCCTTTCTGGTAATCAAATCATCCTGCTTGATTACCATAGAAGAAGCCGATACCAAGTTCTGGTATGCACTATTCCCCTTTCTCTTTCGTCTAGTCATCGTCATCTCCTTCGTCATTGTCATTGTCCTCGTGGTCAGGGTCTATGTAACGCTCTCCCTCTGGGCTTCTACCATTGTGATGCCACCCTTGGTCTAGATAGGTATCAGTTACCTGTAAATCCCCATTGCTATGCCAGTCCTCTGGAGTATCTACAAACCTACGGAATGACAGGTTAGGCAATCCGTTGTTACCTGTGTTAGAGATATAGGGATTGTTCACCTCACCTATCAGGTAGTACCTGTCATTGTTGATAAAAGCGTGCTCGTGCTCTGCACGGAACTGCTTTACCCCTACCTCTACATTGGTGTGCTCTTGGATAAAGTGCACTAGGTCATTGCATATAGTGGGCATCACATCACCAGCTGTCTGCTTACAGTGCAACCTTGTCCTAGCAGTAAAGTCAAAGCTCGGCCATAAGTCTGCCTTATACCCATTAAAGCAGGCGAACAAGCCATTGTTCAGTGGCTGTACCATGCACCTAACACCATACGACCTGTCAGTATAGTTGTTAGTAAAGTCAGTAAGCTTTGGTAACTTTGTTCTTACACCGTCTATTGTCTTGATGACATAATCATCAAATGTGGGGGGCTTGCTAGTCCACATACCCCTTATCATCCAGCCACTACCAGCCATAAAGGAGTGGTAACTTGCATCGTAGCTAGTCCACCAGCAACTATTCTGGTGGAAAGAAAACCACTGCCCTAGCATCATACTTTGTACAGCAGGGATGCCGTAGTAAGTACGATGTGTTGGTAATACTGCACTACCTGACAGTACCTGAAACCTGTTGCGCAACCTGTCAAAGCTAGCGTTCCAATCAGTATCAGTCCATCCCTGTGGCTCTAGTGTGCTGTGCTCTAGGATGCACTGCTTGAGTATGTCTTTAGCACGCTTCCAAAACCTACCAGCTGGGGATACTATCTCTGTGCCTGCTCTGTCTAGTACTGCAAACCCTATGTTCCTAGCACTCCAGTAACTACCCGTTACCTCTGCTTGCCAGATGCTATTGGTAACATCTGACTCATTGAGTACCTTACTGTCCGTCTCTCTGCGCAGTAAGAAATCCCTCGCCATATCTGCCATAACCTCTCTTGTATCTAACATTACTTACATCCTCCATTATTGTCATCATCGCTCTTGTTGTATCCATCTTTTGTGTCGTGATGGATTATGACCTTCATAGTGTCCTGTCCGGTAGCCGCAGTAACAGCATCAAGGTATGCTGTACTAACACGCTGTAGTTCTGTGGCATACATATACGACAACTCTAGTGTTGTTATGTGAAAGCCATCGTCATTGCTACAGAAAGCATTTACATTACGGCTGTGCACACTATTACCCCACTCTCTGCCACATTCTGGATTACCGCAGTTGTAATCCCTAGCGTACCAATCCTGATGCCTAATCTTACAAGCTATCAGTTTCCCTTGACTAAACAACCACAGACTTGTATCTCCACCATATCCCCAACTTGTAACTCCCCACCTACGGTGAACATCTCTGTGGTCATTCACTGCACCTGTGCCCATCTCTATGATTAGGCAGGTGTCATCCATATTCTCTTTCTCGTGCTTGTCGTAATGCCTCCAGTCACCCTTTGAGTAAGGATAGACTGCTCCAAATTCTGGGGTTTGTTTGATAACCCTAAAGTATGTATCCCATCTTAACATTATGCACCTCCTTTAGTGCTGTATACCAGTTCGCTGGTACTCGGCTTTGTCAAACTCATATTGAGCTATCTGTTTAGCAAGCAATTCCGCAATCTTTGCGTTGTCCTGTAATTGCTTGAGATACTCACTCTTCTTTGTCTTTGGCTTCTGTCTGCGTACAGAATACCTTCTAATCGTTATTACTGTCTGTTTCATTAGCTTGCACCATTGTCCCTATCTTCATCTCTCTGCATCAACGCTTGCATTGCTGTAAATGTCTTGTGCTTGTGCACACTTGACGCTAGGTATCCATCTATGCCCTCCATACATACATCGCATACAAACTTTGTATCATCGTTGACCATAATCATCGCTCTCATTTGCGATGCCCTGTATGAGTAATGACACCCATAACAGAGAACGCCAGTGTCTGGGTGACTGAGCCTAGTGACATACTCTGGTTTATCTTGGTAACTCATTAGCTTGCACTCCCTTTAGTTGTTCGTGGCACAAAGTGCCTGTACTCCCACCGTAACTGCTTGTTAGCATCTTTCTTTTCTGCATCCTCAAACCTCAACTTATAGTGTAGCCTTTCGTAATTACTCCCAAAGCTACTCTTCTTGCGGTAAACCCGCACCCTATATCTACCGTAACTCATAATACACCTCCTTTGGTGTGTCTAATAGCCCCATTTGGGGCAACGGTGCAATGTTCCCACGAATTTTTTGGCGCGTCAAGTCCGACCGCCAGCATACAGTTATGTATCTATCATAGTATTACTATAATAAAAACAACCCGCGATTGCGGGTTGTTTAATTTACTGACTTGCTTAAGCACTGACCTGCCTGCGTTATGGCTCGTGAGTTTTTAAAAGATTTGTTATCGCAGTGCGCATCAAGTCTGACCTTGACTTGTACTTGCCATCAGCTATCAGCTGATTGACGGTGGTGATCTGTTGTTTGGTCAGCTTGGAGCACACCACTTCAAACAGTTTGTGCACCATTACGGGCGCAACGAATCTCTGATCACACTCACCCCGCTCCAGTAGCACCCGCTTGGGCACCACTTGTCTTTGATAATGCGTTCCTTCCAGTCTTGTACCCATATGCCCTCCTCTTGTAGCAAATCTATAAACGATGTACCGTCAGGCAATGTGACGATACCCCCACCTCTGTCTACGCATATCACAATGCGTTGTAGTCTGTGTATCCACAGCTTGGTGCCCAGTGGATACTTGACCGGGCATGCCGCCCCCATCCCAACCCATGCCTGCCACGGCTTGCCGTACAGCATAGTAGAACAGGTGTTCTCCTCTTCATCCCAGTTAGCTGAGTGACAGTTTGTGCCACCTAATGCTGGCCAGTAATAGGACAGGCGCACTGGGCTCTCCGGTGCTGGGGGATGGGACCTCATCGGCATCATCAGCCACAGTGCCAGGGCTATAGTCAGGCTTATTGTTTTCATAGTACCTCACAAAGTCTTGGTAGTATTGTTTGTTGTATCTGTCATCCCAATGGCTGTTCTCACCCATGATAGTGCATCTCCTTCCATCACCTGCCTTGATGTGACACGCAGTACGCGCCAGCCCAGCAGTATGGCGTTGTTGTATTTCTCGCAATCCTTTTCGTAACCAACCGGGCGGGTGTGCCTGCCTCTATTGTGCAAGCCACCCTCTATCTCCAGTGCCAGCATGTGCTCAGGCCATGCTATATCAAACCGCCACTTTCTCGGCTCCGAGAACTTATACTCGGTTACATATGAGGGCACAGCAGCTTGATCTAGCTGTGCCCTCATAGTAATTTCTAAATAAGAAATCAATTCTTGATTGGTCTTGTGTTTAGTGTAACCACTAAATCATCCAGCTCATTTAGAAACTCAACCACTTCCTTCTCTATGTCAGAGATGTACTTGTGGTCACGCTCCACCCTGATGCGTATCAGGCGCTTGCCTTCTGGCATGCGCGGGTCAAACGATACAAAGTCACACCAGTTCCTGTTGGTACACGCCATCTGCGTCTGTATCTGCGACTTGTAGCGTAGTGGAAACCCATAAAGGATTGTGTCCACATGCTGTGCCGTGTTCGGGCACTTGATTTCAAGCAGTCCATCGTTGCCTACCAGCCCGTCTGGACTGCAACCAAACATGTTTATGCGTTCATGGTCCACAAACCCCACCTCATGCACAAACGCACCATTAATCTGCTCGTACGCAGCTCGTGCAATCGGCTCGTTGTCTATGCCGTGTTGCATATAAGCGTTGGTGTAGCTCTCCTGCTTTGCGTTAGTCAGGCGCTCCACCATCAACTCCATCATGTAGTTCTTACGGCTGGTACTGTAGCCTGTCTTGGTGGTAGCCAACACATCTGATACCCTGCTTGCCGTTACCTTTCCCAACCGAATTGCAAACCACTCATCTGTCCTTTGTTCCATTAGTCACCTCCAAACAGAAGCTTTATTTTTTCTACAATCATAAAGCTTAGAAGCCTGCCTTCCTTTACGGTAAACAGGTACGCCACACCCAGCAATACCCCTGCCCCAACCCCACTTACAAACAACCACACTGGTTGTTGATAGTCAGACAGCTGGTAAGCTAGCCAACCAAACAATACTATACTAACTGCATAAGCATCAATCATTATCTGCCTCCTCTAGCAACTCTATGGCATGCAATACCAACTTTACCTGAGCACCAGTCAAAGTATTCGTGGCTTGCAAGAAATATTTCAGCCTCTTTACA